CTCCTCATCGAGCTGTGGCCGAAGTGCAACCTGTCCGGTCCGCAGGCCGACGCCTTCCGCCGCGCGTTTACGCCGCTCAAGCAGGACCGGCTCGCCGAGGCAATCCACCTCGCCTTCCGTGCGCACGGCGGTCGCGAGCCGCAGCTCCGGTGGATCGACGCGACGTACTCGCGCCTGTCCGAGTCGGCGACGTTCACGACCGAGGTGCGGTACGCGGGCACGATGACTTGGCACGTCGCGTACCAGCGCACCTCGAAGCACGGTGTGCCGCGCGCGTGGTACGGGCAGCGATGCCAGACGCGGCAGGAAGCCGAGAAGATCGCCAAGGAGCACGGCGGCCGCGTGACGTGCATGGACAGCAAGGATGACCGCGTGACCGAGCACGACCTGTACGTCGAGCATCGTGCCGCGCTGGACGTCTTGAGCAAACTGACGAGGGAAGCGCTCGCTTCGTTGGTCGATCGGCTTCGTTCGATCGGCTTCGTCACCGAGAAGCTGCCGGCGCGTATCGCCGAGTGGCCTCGCGTAGCCGCGCTGACGGTCTACGCGGAGTACCGAAATCAGCAGGAGAGACGCAAATGAAGACCCTACAGCAGATCGAAGACCAGTACGTCACGCTCGACTCGCGTGACATCGGCAGTCGCGAAGGGCTGCTCGACGTGCGCAGTCACATCAAGGCGCTGCAAGCGAAGTTGCGAGAGTTCGCCGCCGAGGTCGAGGGAGCGCTCATCGAGCACATCACCCTGCACGGTGACATCGACATGGGCGACGGCAAGCGCCTGTACGTCGGCACCGAGCGCAATTACCGATGCCGCGACCAAGGAGCGACCTTCGTGGCGGTGCTCGATGCGACGGGCGGCGACGAGGCGCTCATGGCCGAGCACCTTGCCAGCGGCGCGTGGAAGCCGGGTGCTTGCCGCAAGACGCTCGGCGACCGATTCGGCGACCTGTTCGAGGAGACGGTCGCACAGGATCTCAAGACGGGCAGCGCCAAGCGCATCGTCAAGACATACGACCCGGCGTTCGGAGGTGGCGCGTGAACGACTGCCAGACCAACGACCAGCAGCAGGAGCTCGACTACCTGCGCGGCGCATCGCACATGGCGGCCGCCCTATGCCATCCCGGCATGAACCCGCTGACCGCCGGACGCTGGGCGAACTACCTGCGCGGGCGTGCGGCGGCAGGCAAGCCCGTACCACCGTTCATGTGGTTCATCGGGCACGTCGGGCTCGACCGGACGCCCGAGGACGTGTACGCCGACTGGCTGGCGATGGAGGCGACCGATGCCAAGTGACCTCGTGCAGCGGCTGCGCAACCTCCACGCGCACAGCGGCGACCCGGACACGGTAGACGAGGCGGCGTGCACGCTCGAGAGCCTTCAAAGCGTGTGCAACGCATCGCTCGCCAACATCCAGCTCATGGGCAAGCAGGTCGGAGAGCACAAGGCGCACATCGACCGACTCGAGGAGCTGTGCCGCGAGCAGTCGAAGGAGATCGAGCACCTCAAGCGGGCCTGCGACACATTGCAGGTGTACGTTGAGGGGATCGAGGAGATGGGGTATGAGTGGCGATGGACGCGCTCCATCGACGCTGACGGCAGGCAGGAGGGCGTGTGGTTCAAGGCAGGCGAGCCATGAGTGCCGACGTCCTGCAAGAGATCGTGGACGAGCAGCGGGCGCAGATCGCCAAGCTCGTCGAGCGCATCGTCGAGCTCACAGAGGAAGTGTCGTCGGTCACGGAGGACCGGCGGCACGCCGTCGCAGCGCTGTCCGAGGAGCTGGACACGCTCCGCGCTAAGCACGCCGAGGTGCAGCGCATGGTGTGCCGCGCGCTGTACACGGACGAGCTCATGCAGCGCAACCACGCCAAGGTGTGCGGCTGGCGGTGCTTTGAGGTCACGCCATGAGCACACTCGAGGAGGAGGAGCGCGCCATCTCGCAGGTGCGGCGGTTCCTGTTTGACCTCATGGACGCGAGCGTCACGCCGCGCGTGCCGGCATACATCCGCCAGCGCGCGAGGCAAGTCAGCAAGCATTACCCGCTCCTGCCGTCCGACGGCGTGTCGTACGAGGAGCACAGAGAACGCATGATCAAGGAGAACCGATGACAGACGGACAGCGACAGGCGGCCGCGTGGCTGCAGCTTGAGGGATTCACCGTGACCGACACGCCCGGCGGCTTCATCGCCGTGCATGGGCACGCGCGCATGTGGGTGCAGGCGACCGAGCGCAAGACGGTTGCGGGGTGCAGTAGGGACCACAGCTCGATCACCGAGGAGGTGCGCAAGATCGCCAGCCTCGAGACGGTGCGATCGCTCCTCAACGGGCTCAAGGCCAATCCAGCGACGATGGAACCGTGGCAGGCGCGCGCCGTGCTCAAGGCGGCAATGGACGCCGACCCATGCGCTACTTGAGCGTGTGCAGCGGCATCGAGGCCGCCACCGTTGCGTGGCACCCGCTCGGTTGGACTCCGGTCGCGTTCAGCGAGATCGAGAAGTTCCCGAGCGCGGTGCTTGCGCACCACTACCCCAACACACCCAACCTTGGAGACATGACGCAACATGAGCAATGGCCCATTGGATCCGGATCAACTGACCTTCTCGTGGGCGGGACGCCATGTCAGTCATTTAGCGTTGCCGGCCTCCGGCGAGGACTGGCTGACCCTCGTGGCAACTTGGCCCTCACCTATCTCGCTATTGCTGACCGGCTACGCCCGCGCTGGATCGTCTGGGAGAACGTCCCCGGTGTCCTGTCATCGAGCGGAGGACGGGACTTTGGTTCCTTCCTCGGGGCGCTGGCAGAACTCGGGTATGGGTTCGCCTATCGAGTGCTGGACGCACAGTACTTCGGAGTGGCCCAGCGCCGCCGTCGTGTGTTCGTTGTCGGACACCTTGGAGACTGGCGCCGTGCCGCAGCGGTTCTTCTTGAGCGCGAAAGCCTGCGCGGGGATCCTGCGCCGAGCAGAGAAGCGCGGGAAGCAGTTGCCGGAACTCTTGGCGCATGCACTTCAAGCGGCAGCGGGTTCAGCACAGACTTTGAATCGGCAGGAGGATTGCAGCCTGTCGCCATTCAAGGCAACCTGATCGGGCGAGACGCAGGCGGCCCGCACGGAGTCGGCGCATCGGACGAAGGCACGATGTACACGCTGACCAAGGCGGATGTGCATGGGGTCGCGCACGCGGCGGTGGCGTTTGATTGGCAGAGTGGAGGCGACTCGCGCGGACTAGATCCTCGTCCGACTGCACAGTTGCAGCGATGCCAAGTGCCAGCGGTCGCAATTGGCACCGACTGCTACAACGGGCAGATAACGGGCGACATTGCGGCAACGATGGGAACGCCGGGATCAAGCGTCAACGCGAGCGGTCCCACAGTCATGCAGGCAATCGCCGTGGCGCCCACACTCACAGCCGCCAACGACCCGTCGCGCTCGCCGCAGTCGGCGGAAGTCACGAAGCAAGTCGCAGCAGTCCACGCCGCGACGATGGCCGTGCGTCGCCTGACGCCCGTGGAGTGCGAGCGCCTACAGGGATTCCCTGACGGCTACACCGCGATCCCGTGGCGCGGCAAGCCTGCGGCGGAATGCCCGGACGGGCCGCGTTATCGCGCATTGGGCAATAGCATGGCGGTTCCGTGCATGCGGTGGATCGGCGAGCGAATCGCTCAAGTGGACGCGCTAGATGGCCGATGAAGGTGGCATGCTCACCTACCTCACCATCGCCCTCGCGCTCGCCATCAACCCGCCCGCCGGCTTCAACGCCGCACCCATCCTTGACGCCATCGAGCGCGTCGAGACGGGCGGATGTGCCGACCCGACCAACGCAGTCGGAGACGGCGGCAAGGCTCTTGGTCCAATGCAGATCCACCGCGTCTACTGGCAGGATGCCGTGGAGCACGACCCCACGCTCGTCGCCAACGGCGAGACGTACCAGTCGGTGCGCGACCGCACCTACGCGCGCCGCGTCGTGATGGCGTACATGTCGCGCTACGCCAAGACATGGAGCGCCGAGGAGATTGCGCGCCTGCACAACGGCGGTCCGGCGGCCATGAAAGCCAAGCGCAAGCGCCTCACCGACGGGTACTGGGCAAAGGTCCAGAAGGCGCTTGACTTGACACGCTGACCTGCATAGCACCACAATCCACGGGCGCATGGACGCGCCAACACGACAAGATCCCACGACGGCGCTGCACCGCGCCTACCTCGACGCACTCCGCAAGGCCGCAGAGAAGCGCGCGAATGACACCGAGCCAA